CCAATAACATCAACACCTAATTCTGCTGCCCAGCGTGACTCTAGCGAACCACCACCAATGAATGGTGACACAATACGATCTGTTTTAGGCAGATGTTGTGTGATGATCTTGTATGCTTTGCTTTTACCGCCAGCATAGCGAATAGGTGTCTTCATTTGTTCTTGATTAACTCCAAACGTCCTTCTTGAATGTACTGAGGCCATGCTTTGTTTGCCTCCTTGAAGTTCCACTCGGGAAACTTCTCCTCAATCATAACATAGTCGTTGAGGCATTTGCGCTCCATCTCCTTGAATGCACTGATTTTCTGTGTTTCTTTATTGAAGAGACCAGTAACCTGCGCTTCAACCTGCTCAGATTGAATCAAGTAGACTTCAACTTTCTTACCGAGAGCAAGTTGCTCTTGAATAAGAAGATTGATTCCGTAAGTACGATCAGATGGACGACCAGAATTGCCGCTACAATATGAACTCCAGGTGCCACGAATGCCACCTCCTGCTTGACTACCACCGATCTTGTAGATAACATCATCAACAGCGATGATATACACACGACCAGCAGGGTTGTTGAGGGTTGACTTTGAAACAGCACTATCCCATAGCATTTTGAGTGCTACTTTGGTCTTAGGATCTGTGTTGAGTACAACCTCAGCAACCCTAGTAGCAGTTCCAATGTGAGAAGCGTTCATGGTGTGTGTCTCAATACAAGTAGTATGGCATGAAAAAAGGGGTCTGTCAAGACCCCCAACCAGTTCATCAAGTGTCCCCGAAGATCGGGATGATGTCAGTTTTTACATGTAGTGTTTTATTGATGTGCTGCTCCCACTGACTGGCGTCGTCTAAATTGTAAAAGATTGCTTCTTGGCGTGTCTTCTTGTTTTTCTTCTGCTTCAGATAAACGACAGCGAATTTCATGTTGTTGTTGTGGATAAACGATCAAGTTAACATAATGACGACCCCAGCGAGAGTGTGAAGACTCAGGTAAGGGTTTGTCGATGAAGCAAATACTAACATAGTATTCACTGATGAATGAGATATACCCACGGAGTCCGTGGTATTCTACTGGTTGGAGTAATTCAAACGTCATACTCTTTGTTTTGCATGTCACTCATTTGCTGATGGAGTTCGTTGATGTAGTCAGTCAACGACTCTACTTTTTTCTCCAGAGTCAACTTTTGATCTTGGAGATCCTTGACTAGATCTTTAACCTCATTAGTTAAAGCGTCAGCGGCGTCCTGTGAGTGTGCCATCTTCTTTAATTAGAATGCTGTTTTATCTAGTTGATCTAGAGTTTCAACTGCCGCATTTGCTTGCAATTGCATACCTTGTGTTGTCATGTCAATTACAGGAGCACCACCATTGCCGAATCCATTTCCACGATGCATGTCATAATGAATAGCACGAAGATCTTTCAGACGACGCTTGAGGCGGCGGATCTCTTCATCATTGTAAAGATGGGGTTTCTTCAATGATTCTTTGATCAGATTGATTTCACGTTTGGGTGTCCACATTTCGCCATTTACCTGTGTTGTAACGTTTAATAAACTTGTATGCTCTACCAGCATACGCTTGGGGTTCATCTGTGTCTTTAAGACTCATGTAATTGCCGAAGAATCGATGAGCAAATTCGCCATTGAAGTCAACATAGTGCAAAAACGTTTGAACGTAGTTCTGACCAGGGTAAGGTTTGCGCTCGTGTTCCTGATCACAACCATAGTATATCACGGCATCGCCAGGAGTCAACAGGTATGACTGGTTTTCAACACAGATCTCCCAGTCTTGGTCTCCCCATAGGTGGAGGGAGACGCTCACTTGACACTCAGGTCTGTCCTTATGAGCGATCAAAGGATCACCATTCTGATATTCTCTAGTGTAAGCATAGGTAGGGACTACCGCGAGACCAGTAGCTTCGCTCACTACATGACATTTGTTGCACAACAATTCAACTGCTGGTTTCCAATTAGGCATACAATACTTGTACGTTTGAATGCCACCACCTTTGATTTGGTAGATGTCTCCCTTGCAACGATAGTATCTAACATACTGCATGAACTCTTTGCCATACTTGACAGCGAGTTCAGGATCGATAAAGTTGCGAATGACAGGGTTCATCAATATCTTTCAGGAATATCTTTGTATCTATCCTCACATGCTTTCTTCTCTGTTAGAAACTCTTGGCGTCCTAGGTTAGGGTCAATGTTACCCACACATGTGATTAGTTCCAGTCCACGATCACCATGCATTAGTTGCTTCAGTGCTGTGTACTTGTCCACATGATGCTGATGGTATTTGATGTTATCATCAATAGCATAGAGCATGTCCTCATAACAATGACGGGCGTCCACGTTAGAGTCATTCATGTAATCTTCAATGCATTCTAACATGCGAGCACGTCTTTGTTCAGCATATGTTGATAGTTGGTCGTCCATGGGATGTCCGTGAGAGGGGTCTAGAAGGCGCTAGAAGCGCCCTCAAATAATATGTATGGGGATTATATCAGAATTCTTCGTTTCTGCGTTTGTCAAGGTAAGCAATAATTTCACCACGCCACTCCAATAATTCGTGGTAACATGATTGATCGTGTGCATCTTGACGCAACTGATGATCTGGTTTCAAAACACTTTCATAGAAAATGAAGAAAGCATCTTTTCGTTTCTCGTATTTGGTGGTGTCCATGAAAGTAGTCCGTTGCTTACCTAGTTATTTTATCAGGGAATGAGAACAGGAAATAGGAAATGATTCTTAAGATCAGACCACCAGGGAGGTGGCAGGTTGACCTTCGATGAAGATCGTGTCAACAATACGCTGCAGACGCTTGATAGTCTGAGCGCCATAGTTCTTGAACACGGGAACTGTCACATAACCAGTGGACTTGCGGTAAAGACCGAGAGCACCAGCAGGGATTTTACCCTCAGCAATGTCCTTAGCATCATCTTTGTTCATGCGAATGACGCGACCGATAGTCTGTGCCATCTCAATGATGTCAAGATTGCGAAGCATGATGGTGTGAGTCAGACCATGCACGTTGATACCTTCAGACAGAATGCTGTAGTGGAAGATGATGAACTTCTTGCTAGGATCTTTGCCGTACTGATCGAAAGTGTTGAAGAACTGCTCACGATTGACTTTCTTGTCGTTCACATAAGCACCATACTTGCTGGTGATATGCAGCACATCGTAACCACGCTCGCGAAGATCGTGCATGATGCTAGTCTTAAACAGCAGAGCACCCATGATCTTGCTAGCAGGAGACGCTACAAGGATCTTAGAAGACTTGTCAGCAGGCAGCGAGTCAACGATGTCCAGCAGCATAGCACGATCGCTTGTGGCGGCAGCAGCACCCTTCTCACGGGTGATGTCGATCTCGTAAGGGATGACAGTCGGGGGAAGAATGCTGCCACCTGCGACCAGTTCAGGTGCTGGCACGTTGCAGAGCACAGAACCATAGATCTCGCTATTGTTCATGCCGCGATTGGTGCGACGAGTGTGCTTAGGTGTGGCAGTGAAGAAGTAAGATGCTTTGCTAGTCAGACTGGCAGCAGCGACACCAACAAAATGATTGCGCTGCACTGCATTATGCGCTTCATCAAAGTAGCAGCAAGACAGGTCGATACCAGCATCGATGATACGAGGGAGGGAATGATAGGTGGTGAAGATGATAACATGCTCGCCAACATGGTGACACATGCGGACAAACAGGTTGATACGATCAGACTTAGTGGTGCTGAAGTGCTCAGTCTCACCGCTGTGAACGTGCAGAACGTTGGCATTGGTGATAAACTCAAGGTATTCTGCACTCAACTGAGTAGCGAGCATGATACGAGGAGCAACCACAACAATGGTTTGCGGAGATGTTGCGGAAGCGAGGCGACGCTCCACATCCTTGATAGCGACTAGAGTCTTGCCGCCACCAGTCGGGACAATGACCTGTCCCTTGTTAGCAATCAGCATGGCATCCAGAGCACGTTGCTGATGGGGGCGGAGTTGCATAGTGTAGTCTGTGTCGCTTGTATGAGATAATCATACCACCTTTACGACAGGAAGACCAGCCCTTGTGCCAGTTGTTGGATTGGCAAGGTCAATGTTTAATGATATTGAGATGCGATCAGATTGTGAGTTGTTAGCATCCACCAAGTGACACATCTGAGAGTTAAAGAACACCATCTTATTGCGTTCTGGTTTGATTCTGTGGAGTGTGTCA